AAATCCTGATAACGATCTGTTACCATATCTTTCTACTTCAGCTTCATAAAGCTCAGGTAGATATTGTTGTGTCCATTGGTCAAAAGCTGCAGCCTGAAAGTCAATATAATTGTCTTGTACAGCTACTTTTTTTGGCATAGGAACGATTGATGCAGGAAAAGACCCGCTTACATTAAAAGCCATGTTTTATGTTTTTTTAGTTGTTGTTTTTTGTTTTTACTTTAAATTTCAACTTAGAACTATCTGCGCCCGTTATTGCTCTTACTTTTAATCCATTAACAAAAACATCTCCATTAGCTTGTGGCCTAGGTTCGTTTTTTATGTTTTTAGATTTTGCCATAACATCTTTTAAAGCATCGGCTTTGCCTTGCTCATAAAAATGACTAGCGATAGTATCGGCGTTATCCGCAGCGTACATAGCTTTGTGATAACCTACAGTATCAACAACTTCACCCTCATTGTTTAAGAACTTCTTAACAAAAGTGTTTAAGTTTGACTGTTTTTCCACGACATTTGACGTATTTTGAACTTTATAATTAAACTTTTTTTCTCCAAGATTAAACTCGAAACCTTCAAATTCATCAGAAAATAAGTTATTTGTTTTTTCTAAAAACTTCTCGTGTCGCTTTTCAGCTACTTGTTGTTCTTTGTTGTATCTATTGAAAAAGTCCATTGCTTTTTGTTGATCTTGAGTTACGCCGGGTCTCAACTTGATCTCGTCGTAGTATTTACTCTTAGTTTCTTCCAAAAAGTTTTTGGCTTTTGCAATTTCTTCTTTAGCGGCTAACCGCTTTAATTTAATTTCTTTTTCATCATCCACATCTTCGTCAAAAGAAAATTTATCTTCTAATAAAAAGTTTATTTCTTCTTTATCTAAATGTGGTTTTGTTTTTGAATAATACTCTTGTAGTAAAGTATCATTATCTATATTGCTGTAATCAGCATTTAATCTAACATAATCTTCAACAGATCCACCAGTGTCTTCCATAAAAGAAACTAATTTTTCGATGTTTTCAGGTAACTGCTTACCTAATACTTTTTCATCTCTTTTTGCTTCTTTTATTTCTTTTTTAAGCTCATCAGTTTTTTCTTCTACTACTTCTGTAATAGGAGATTTTATTTCTTCTTTACTCTCAATGGCAGTGGTTTGTTTTTCGTGTGTTTCTCCCACTTTCTTGCCATCTGTGGATCGTTCGCCCACATCCACTTTCTCTGTGCTTGACTCTTGAACGGCATCTTCTGGTGTTTTATTTAAATCTAGTTTGTATTCTTTGTTTTCTATTTTTTTATAAGAAGGCTTTTTCATTTTTAAAGGTTTAGCCTCTTTATCTTGAATTGTTTGTGACATAATATAATATAATAATTAATAATTACATTGGCTGTTCACCGCCAGTGCTAGGTGTTGCTCCTTGTGTTGAATCAACTAAGGAGCTAAAAGGATCTTCAAAATCAATAGAAGAAGAGTTGTTAGCTCTTTGACTAATCATTTTACTTTGTTGAGTTCCTTCTAGTTTTGTTCTTTTATCTTTTCTATCTTCAATAAATTTTTCTCTTGTAGCTATTTCTTGTAAATCCATCTGCTTTAACTGCATGTCATATCCAAACTTAAGTTGCATTAACTGTTTATCTATTTCAGCTTTTTGTTGCATTTCAGAAACATCCATTTGTGATTTAGCTCTCTCGACATTAACAGTTGTTTCTGCAATACCTTGTTGCTTTTGTAATTCTGCCATTGCTGAAGCTTCTGAAGCTTTTGCATTAGCCTCTGCTTGAGCTTGAATATTAGCTTGTTGATTTCTTTGATCTCTTTCTTGCTTTCTTCTTCTTCGCTCTTTTAGCATTTGATTTGCTAGCTTAATGTTTTTTATTTCTCTAAGATCTATAGCATCTTCCAAGTCTATACCTCCAGATTTTAAAGCTATTTGTATATTTTGTTCTAATTGAGCTTGCTGCTCTTCGTCTGGTTCTAGCTCTATAAATATTCCAAAATCATGTAAATTTAAATCACTAATTTCAGATAAGGTAGCTAAATTATATCTTGATATACTATTTTCTAAAGCTTGCTTTGTAAAAGGAAAATCTAGAGAGTCACTTATTCTTAAAGAAACATTTTCAGCAGTTCTTATAGTTAAATAAGACATCGCTTGTTGCAAGTGTCTAGTAGCCGTATTAGATGCGTTGGCAGCTAGTTTTTGTAAACCTACTAGTGTATCTTTGTCTGGAGTTGAACCATCTCTTGCTTCGTTTAGTCCGGTTACATCTCTTATCATTTGTAAATAATACTGATAAGTCTGTATAAGAGTTGAAATTTTACCTCCTCCAGATCCAGTTTGCAATTCCTGTATAGGAACTTTACCTCTATTAGGATCTCCATCTTGAGTTAGCGATCTACCTACAATAGATCCAGTTTGAAAATACATATTTAAAGCCTCAGCAGGATTGTAATTAGTACCATTACCTAAGTCAACCTCTGCTAAACCATCCATATCTAAAAAAACACCATCTGGCACCATTCTAGCTAATACTTGTTGAATTTTTAAATGTGTTAATTGTATCATATCAGCAAAGCCTGTAACTCTACTTACTATTGATTCTATACGTCCTTTATACATCCTTGGAGCGCATATATTATAATTCATTTTAACTCTAGTTGTGTCAGCAAATGGTCTTGTCATATTTTCTGCCAATTCCCACTTCAACATCATAGGATGTCCTAGTATTTTAGCGCCACTGTACAATGTTTCAATAGTTCTTGATACAACTTCAAAGTTTTCATTTTCAGGTGGACTAAAAGTATCAGGTTTTTCTAATGCTTTTTCTAATCCTGTAGCTGTTTTTTTAACTTTAAACACTTGATCAGAATAAGTTTTATATTCAAAATAAATAACTTGAACTGTTTGCTCATCACTTCTACCACTCCAATTACTTAAATATTCTGAATTTCCAGGATATTTCTGTATTTGCTCCATTTCTTCGTCAGATAAATATGGAAACTGAGTTTTTAAATCAGCTAAATTTATGCTTTTAACTTCACCAACATAATATATGTCTTCAAAATTAGGATCTTCTGAGTAAGAATATATTAAAGTAGCAGGATCAACATAGTCTATTATTATACCTTTATCTTTACTCCAGTTTGTTTTTAAAGCTCCGATGCCTAAAATAGTTAGATCTTGAGCTATTCTACGTCTAGTTAATTCGTATTTATTTCTATTTAAAACATCTTCTAGTAATTCTTCTTCAGCTATTTCAACAGACTGCTTATAATCTAATTGTAAATGTAATTTAACTTCTTCGTCTGATTCTAAACCTAATTCTCTAAACTGAGGACTTGTTATAGTAATACCTAAAGTTTGATTTATTTGCTCTGCTAGTTCTCTCTCTTGAACATCTCTCATTAAGTCTCTAGCATACTTAGTTCTTTTTTGTATAGAAAAAGGATCAACTGCAAAAGCTTTTAGTTCATATGATTTTTCTGACATACCATTTACAACTATATCTACAAATTTAGAAATAACAGGTACTGGTTTCCAGTCTATATTTAAATATGATAAATCTCCATTAATAGCTAATTCATCTTTGTATTTTTGTACAGGTTGTTCTCCTCTTGCGTAAAGTCTTAAATTGTGGTAATTATTATAATTAATAGCGTAACCACTACCACCAGCTCCACCTCTATAGTTTCTAAACCACTCTCCTTCTATAGCTCTACCTACAGCAAGACCATATTCCAGAGTAGCTTTCTCTGCGTCTGGCACTACTTGACTAGGAAAAGAACTGTTAGTGTTGTATGAAATTTGCATATATCTATTCTATTATTTTTGAAATTGTTCCTGAATTATTATACCTACTTATTCCTAATTTTATAGGTTGATATTTTTTATCGGGATTTGGTTTATATCTATTTTTATTACAAGCCATAATTGCTAAGCCAGAACTAATAGTAGCATCAAACTTGGTTCTATTATTTATATTAAAACCACTCCAATCTTTTAATGTGTTTTGAAAATACATATCTCCATATTTATTTTCTAGTATTCCTACATAGTTTTCTATATAAGACTCTATAGCAGCAGCGTGCGCTTGCTTAATATCCTCACTTGAATTAGGTATTCCACCTATTTCTTTTTCAGTTACAGAAAGTTTGTTCCAAATTTTATCAGGACGATTCATTGAAAAACCTCTATAACCTCTACGCTTAAAATAATATAATAATCTAGGTTTATTATTTTCAGCTAGTATTGGCATGCCATAAAACACACAGGCCATTAAAACATCTTCAAAAAATATCTCAGCTGTTTGTGGCCTTGATATATATTCTAAAAAAAAGTGATTAGGTGGTGCATCTTCCATGCTAAACTTTGTTAGTCCATGTAATGCTCCTTTAGAGCCGCGACCATCAACAGTACCGCTAATATCGTAAGAGTCACAGCCAAAAGCTCCAATATGTTCGTTACCTGGATATTTAGTTCCATTTTTATTTATTATAGTGTTTTGTAAACTGGCTGGTGGCACCCATGATATTAAAAATCTACCATTTTTGTTAGGCATAAATTCTACTTTAGTATCTTTAACACCTTGTTGCCATTGAAAGTTACCTACTGTTATAGAAGCCGCGTTATTTAAACCGTCATTAAAATCTATTTGTTGATATATTTTAGTCAAATTAAATAAACTATCTTTTGCTTCATCTCTAA